AATGGGTGGGCGTGATCAGCCTGGCGGTTTCGTTACTCGGCGGCCTGGTCGATTTGCGTGTGCAAGTCGCCACGCTTCGCACCGAGGTTGCGTCCTTACGTCGTGACTTCGACCGACCGCAAAGGGTTGCCCATGTCGACCGCTCCGCAGAAACACAAGCCGCCCACGGTCGGCATCAAGGCCCCGAGATCGTACCACCGCTGGTATCGCCTACGGGCCTGGTGGGGGCCGGTCGGCCTGCGAGCCAACCAGCTCTCGAAAGAGCCGTTGTGCCGGACATGCCAGCAAGCCGGTCGAATTCGCCCAGCGACCGACGTCGACCACATTCGACGTCACGGCGGGAAATGGTCCCTTTTCTGCGACGCCAGCAACTTACAGTCGCTTTGCAAATCATGTCATAGCGAGAAGACCGCTCGCGGCGAGTGATCGCCTGCGGCATCGTCATCTCCGGCGGGGTGTATCACATGGGCAAGCGTGGACCAGGCAAGACGCCCGTCGCGACATTGAAGCAACGGGGCACGTTCCGAGCTGATCGTCATTCTGATGAAGTCGACGAGCAGCTCGGTCCCTCATTGCCAGATCCGCCGCCGCACTTCGATGCGGAGCAGATCGAACTGTGGAACAAGATCGGCGGAAAGCTCGCGGCTCGCGGCTTGATGACCGATCTCGACGCGCAGGCGTTCGAGCTGCTCATCGCTAGCTATGTGGGCATGCTGCAAGCTCAAGACGCACTGGCTGCCGATGACCTGATCGTTTACGTGGGCGAACAGTCGACACCCATGGCGAACCCCCTCGTGAACATTATCGCGAAGAACACCGCGATGCTGAAATGGTGCCTCACCCAGTTCGGTTGCACTCCATCCGCTCGTACCGGAATCACTCCTGCGAAACGTGTCGAAAAGACCATTGATCCAATGGCCGCGTTGTTGGCTGGTACATCGGCGGGCAAACGACCCGCAAAGTGTACCACCCGGAAAAAGGCGAAGTCATGAGTGAAGAACGCGGCTTCATTTCGTTGAAGGCAGACGGCCACACATGGCTGTTCGCGTTCGATCCCAGCCCGCGCAGCCTTATGGCGTTATTCGACGTCCTGATCGAATACGAACGTGATCCGGAAAGCGGGTTCACCAGTTGGCACGCAACGCAAGTTCTACGAGGCCTCGCCCATCACCTGTGCGCAAATGCCGCGTCTCGGCGAACCGCAGGGATCTTGAGCGGTATTGCGACGACGTCCTAGCGAAAAAGGTTGTCGTCGGCACGCTCGAACGTGCGGCCGTCGAACGATACCGGCATGACTGTGACACCGCAGGCGCTCGCGGCATCTACTGGGACGATGAAGATTTCGAACGAACGATTTCGTTTGTTCAGCTTTTGAAGCATTCGACCGGGGAATTCTGCGGCCACCCGTTCATTCTGAAGCCCTGGCAAAAGTTCGTCGCCGGGAATCTGTTTGCCTGGAAGAACAAGGACACCGGTTTCCGCCGGTTCCGCGAATGCTTCATCAGCATGGGACGCGGCAACGGTAAGTCGCCGTTCATGGCGGCCCTGGTCAATCGCCTCTATCTGCTCGACAACGAACCTCGGTCACAGTTCCAGCTCGCGGCCGTCGAACGTGCCCAGGCCGAGATCGTTTTCAACGAGATCTGTGAGCAGCTCCAGTCGCAACCGGCCTTCGGTGATCGCTTCGAATACTACCGTCCGAAACACGGCAAGAAGTCGATCGTCGACAAGATCCTCGGCGGTGTGATCGAACCGCTCGGCTCGGAAGGTCGCGACGGTTACAACTTGCTCGGCTATGTCGCCGACGAAATTCACGCATGGGCTGCCGAACACAACGCCCTCTGGGAAAAACTCGAATCGTCCATGCGGAAGCGACGGCAGCCCCTCGGGATGGTGATTTCGACGGCTGGCGATGACCGCTCGAAGCTGTGGCTTCGCGTCCACAAGTTCAGCTCTCAAATCGCTCGCCTTCTGATCAAAGAAGATCGTCACTTCAGTTTCATCTGTGAGATTGATGAGGAGGATCGAAAGGCATCGCTGTACGACGAAACTCTCTGGCGAAAGGGAAATCCAAACCTCGACGTCTCGGTGAAGCGCGAGGCCCTGCGGCTGATCGCGAACAAAGCGAAGAATGATCCCGTCTGTTTCAACGAATGGCTGCGGTACCACATGAACATTCGTGTGCGTTCGGTACTGAAGGTCATCGACCACAAACTCTGGACGACATGTAAAGAGACGATGCCAGACCTCACGGGTCGCCACTGCCACGGAGGCCTAGACCTCGGTTGGCGAAACGACCTGGCATCGCTCTATCTCTGCTTTCCGCTCGACAAAAAACGGTTCGCGTTCAAGGGCTGGAACTGGTTGCCACGCCACGGGGGCCGCGATCTGACAGCATCCCCGTGGTCGCAGTGGATCGAGAACCGGGACGTGGTGGCTTGCGATGGCGATGCGACCGATCCTGATGCCATTTACGAACGCCTGCAGCAAGTACGCCGCGACCACGCCATTTCATCCGTTGCACTCGATCCGGCCAATGCCAGGGCAGTCGGCTTACACCTGGTTAACAACATGGGAATGTCCGTGTTTGACTTCGGCCAGAACTGTCAGTCGTACAACGAACCGATTCGCGAATTCCTCACGGCGTTGGGCGAAGGTCGCATCCTCCATGACAACGATCCCGTCCTTGCCTGGGCCGCCGACAACCTGGTCCTGCGCACCAATCCGGCCGGTCTAGTGATGCCCGACAAAGAAAAGGCGGACGAAAAGATTGATCCGATCGTCGCCGCCTTCATGGCGTTCGCCCGTTGCTTGTATGGCGATCCCGTGAGTTCCGGACCTCGGATCAGGAGTTTGTGATGGTCATGGTCAAAGTGATGCAGATCAATTGGAAGACGTCGGGCCTGGGGTTCTGTGGTTTGCTGACGTCGGTCGGAGCACTCGGCACGGACCTGCTGTCTGGTAACTACAGCACGATCGTGATGCACCTGCCCGCGATCGCCGCATCCTTGGGACTGATGTTCGCCAAGGACTCGACCGCCGCAGTTAAGTAACGACCGTCACCGCTCGATCTGGGCAACCCTCAAATTTGTCGATTCTGAAAAGGGACTTTCATGTCGAAAACTCGCGTTGTCCAGATCGTTGTCGGTGCTCTGTTGTCCGCGATCTTTCTTGTTTGTGCGATCGTCAATTTCTCCAGACTGCAATCGCGATCTGATGCACCTGGTATGGTCGATTATCTGCTCTACGTTGGTGTGCCTCTGATTACCGCTCTGGCCTTCGCCGCCGCCGACGTGGTTCTGGCTGCCGTGGCTTTGCTTCGAGATCGAACGCGTCTCTCCTCGCCAGACATGACGAGGCTGCCGTCGGTGAACGACGTCGAAGTCGACTTGTCCCGAAAGCAATTGAGCGAACAGCTCAAAATGAATGAACAGCTCAAACAGGTCGAGAGCGTCGACGCGAGACGGACCCGGATCTGGAAGATCATCGACGAACTGTCCGACGCTTTGCGGGATGACGACGCGGGATCTGACGCTCTGTTCATCGTTCGCGAGCGATTCCACAAGCTGCAGTTTGCTCCGACGCCTCACCAGGCGACTGAATCCACCGAAGACGATGAAAAGCCCGCCCCCACGAAACGGGCGGCTTCCTAACCGCAAATACCCCGTGAGAAGGCCCCGCCGATTGTCGCGAGACGTCGGCGGGGCCGTGTGTCTTCTGAGGTTTTCATGCGAACTCTTGCAGCCAGGAAAAAAACGATGCGTCTCAAAGGTGCTTTCCTCGCGATTCTGACGGCAATTTGGTGCGTGATTTGGTGCCTGGGCTGCGCTCCGGTCGATCCACCAGCTCGCAAGGACGCTCCGAAGCCGCCGATCGTCGTGGAATCGCCCGTGACCGTCGCGGCCCGCACGGCCTTCCGTGCTCGTGATGCGGCCTATGCCGATCAATTGGAAGCCCTGGCGAACGACGTCGAAGGCGGACAAGTGAAATACGACGCCAAGCTCAAGCAACGGCTGGAAGACGCCAAATTGCGAGCTGCCGATGCCGCAAAGTCCGGTCTCTCGAAAGTCATGGCAGACGAATTCGGGGAAAACGCCCTGGCCAATCCCGCCAACGTTGCAAAGTCGCTGCGAGCACTCGCCGCCGCGCTCAAATGATCCGTGGTTCATTCTCGTGTGATGCGTGTTCTGGCCATTTTGGAGTGAACCATGCTCGGTTACCGACAAGATCGTGAAGACTGGGACTACTTGCGGGCCAACGCAAAGGCATTCCCCGCGAACTGCTGTGCCACCGGCGAGATCCCCGACGACTTCCATCCGCAATTGCGAACGAAGAACCAAAAACAGACCAATTCGTGCGTTGGCCACGGTCGATCGACGATGTTCGCTCACCTGAATTGGCTCATCACCGGCGAAGAGGTCGATTATTCCGCCTGGTACGCGTACCTGACCGCTCAACGTGCCTGCAACATGTTCGGCGTCGACGAGGGGGCAACCTTGGCTGGTGCGATGGCCAGCGGTGGCTGCTGTCGTGAAGACACGCTCCGCTTCCCTGGCTATTACACGACGTCCATGCCAGCGGCAGCCGTCACCGAGGCCAAAGAACACCCGATTCTGCAGTTCAGCGAATTGCGTGGCTACGACGCGATTTGGCGATACACGTCGACACACCAAGGGCCGGTCCTGATCGGCACCGAATGGTACGAAGGGCATGCTCGACTTGGGAAAGACGGGTTGGAATCCAAGGCGAGCTGCTTACGCGGATCGAGCCTCGGTTATCACTGCCGATGCATCATCGGGTGGTCATCTCGACGTGACAGCCTCGGCCGTCGCTGGCTCCGATGCAAGAACTCCCACAGCACGGAATGGGGCAACCAGGGCGAATCGGAAATCGAACCGGCCCTGGTCGACGAATGGGCCAATGATCGTTTCTCAGCGTTCTTCGGTGCCAGCGAATTGCGGCCGTTCGAGCCGCGTCCCGTGAACTGGCTCGATCATCAGTGGATTCCCGTCTGATCGTTTCACGGGATTGTCAAATCGTCTCACAAGGAAGCGAGTGATCATGTCGAAATCGTATCCCGTGCCAGGGCTGGGGCTCTTGTTTATCATCGGCCTCAGCGTGTTCATTGCATCGTGTGCTCCGTCACCGGCCTTTCCGTCGCCACCCAAGGAACAGAAGCGGTGTGTCGTGCTCGTTGGGGCAACTTGGTGCGTCCCCTGCCAGGGGGTCAAGGACAACGTGGTACCAGAGCTGGTGAAGCTTGGCCTCAGTGTCGCTGAGGCCAACAAACGATCCGCCGTCGACATTCACCTGGCCGACTATGACCACGATCAGGGGATTCTGAAGGAATGGGGCATCACGGCCGATCAAGTCCCGATGCTGGTCGCGTTTGAATCCGGAAAGCAAGTCGATCAGCGATGTGGCAGCCTGGGCGTTAACGATTTCCTTGCGTTGCTCGGTCGCACGGACCTGGGCAAACCTGCAAAGCCGGTCGAACCTCCCAAGCCAATCGTTCCAGCGGAACCGGTGGCAACCATCGTCAAGCCTGACGAGGCGGTACCAGCGACGAGCGCCTGGGATCAAATCACGGAGTTCATCGGCACTGACACCGCGACGGTGACAATTACGGTTCCGAATGGTCGCAAGATCAAGATCCCCGACGCCAGGGCAGCCGTCACGTTTCCGCTGACACTGACCGCTCACGTGAAGGTGGTCGGTGACTCGCTTCAGATCGATTTCGACAAGCCGTTGCTGAAAGCCGAGGCTACACGCTTGGGCATCCGCCTGGGAACCGAGATCCCCTCGGCGAATCTGACCAAGGACAAGTTCACGGCGAAAACCGCCTTGGGAATTCCGTTCGTCTGGCAATTGAAAACGCATCCATTCGGTTGCGATGAAAATGAAGGATCAAATTCCAGTTGCCCTTGATCGACTCATGTCGTGGCGTCTTGATGAGCGTCTTCCCGGTCGGGTTCGGGATGAACACAAAACTACTGATGGAACACGACCGCATCCCGAATCAAATGTGGCCCCTTTTTCCATACTTCGGTGGTTTGCTGATCGTTGTCGGAGTGATTGGATTTGTACTAATCCTCATGTCCGCCTTTGTCACTGTGCGACAATGGGCAAACAGCCACAATCGGAAGTCAAAGACGTAATTGCATCTCCGAAGAAGGGCATGATGTTCATCATCTGAGCAGGTGACGGGGACACGGCAAGTCAGCTACCGGGGCGGTTCGTCCATTGGTTCTTGAGATGAGCGAGCCGCAGTTCCATTTCGTCGTCCGACAGGGAATAGAGCGGGGATGGCTCGGTAATGCAGGTTGCATTTACAATCAGTTGTCCGAGCCGCCAATCAGGATTTGCGGTCCAAATCTCTCGAAGCTGACCTAACATTCGTTCAATCCTTTGAGGATCACGTTTAATCCACAGGGGATCTGACATTACTTGTACTCCGCCAAATTATTGATCATTCCCCGCAGTGGGGTGTTGTGCTCACCACATCAACAGATGACGCAGTGCGCATCAATTCTTGAAAGTGTGGCGACGCCTCTGACCACGTCAGACTGACTCGGTTTAGTATTCGTTCCTGGACGATGATCAGGAGGTCTCGAAAATGCAGAGTACAGGATTCGATCCGGTGATACCTAGCCTGAAAGCTTGTTGTTGTGTTGCTGCGGGAATCGACCAGAATTCGAAGAAAGCCACCGTGGTGGAACGGGCCGCGTCGATCGCTGATGCCTGGTACGAGTCCCATCCGATGCCGATGGGCTGTGCCAGGGCCGCAGAACGCCATCACAAGGCGTGCAGCTCGCACGTCAGCAACGAGATCCGGATGGGCTGCGGTGTGATCACCTGGCTGACGATCATCAGTTGCTTGCTCTCAATCTGCTACACGGTTTGGAGCTGGCGACGCCAGGCCGCAATCGATCGCGACGATAACCAGCGCAGCTAAGCCATGACTGGTGAAGGGATTCACCAATGCTCAATCGCTTGCGCTCGTTCGCCGCCAATAGTTTCGCGTCCTTTGCCCGTGGGATGGGTTACACCGAATCCATCATGGCCGCCCGCGTGCCTGGCGTGCCGAACACGCAGTCCCGCGTGGCGGTGAATGAACAGACCGCGCTTCGGTACGCGGCCGTCTACGCCTGCATTCGCTGCATCAGCGAAACCAAAGGCTCATTGCCGATGGAAGTCATCGAGACTTCGAAATCCGGCAAGGAAACCGTCACAAAGCTGCATCCCGTCGCGCAGCTCTTGCAGTACGAACCGTACGAAGACATGACGCCGATGGTCTGGTCCGAGACTCGCCAAGCCGACGTTCTGACCGGCGGGAACGGCTATTGCGAAATCGTCTTTGACAACGATGGCATGCCGATCGGCTTGATACCTCGGCACTGGTCGCTCGTGACGCCCCGACGTGATGACAATGGGCGTTTGGCTTACGACGTCCGCCAGTCGTCGGGCAGCTCCAATATCCGCACGCTCGATCGATCGCAGATGCTTCACGTGCCCGGATTCGGCAACGGGATCTTGGGTTGGTCACCGATTCGATTGCTCGCCGAGTCGATCGGCATCGGCCTGGCACAAGACAAGTTCGCGGCCGCTTACTTCGGCAATTCCGCGAAACCTTCGCTTGTGCTCGAATCACCTGGCACGCTCGGCGACGAAGTTTTCAACCGTTTGAAGCATGAAATCGAAGTCAACCACTCTGGCGACAACGCCCACCGTCCGTTGCTCCTGGAAGGTCTGACGGCCAAGCCGCTGTTGATCCCCGCGAACGAGGCCCAGCTCCTCGAATCCCGCGAATTTCAGGAAGAGGTCATTTGCCGGATCTTCCGCCTTCCGCCTCACATGATTGGCCTGCTCCGTCGTGCGACGTTCAGCAACATTGAGGCCCAGGACCTGAGCTACGAAAAGCACACGATGCGGCCCTGGCTCATTCGTGACGAACAGGAAATGAACCGCAAGTTGTTTCTTCGAAAGGAACGCGGCCGTTTCCACATCCGGCACAACGTCGACGATCTGCTCCGGGCCGACATCAAGACGCGGTACGACGCGTACAAAACTGCGATCCTCGGTGGATTCAAGACGCGTAATGAAGTCCGTGCGACTGAGCACTTGCCCTCAATGCCAGGCTGTGACGAACTGCTGTTGCCAGAAGCCATCTTCGGCAAGAGCAAGGGTAAGCAGAACTCGGGCGACGATCAGAAGTCCGCACGAACACGCCGCAAAACCGATCCTCGCTTGAAAGCGTTGATGTGCCAAACCGTCGCGGGCCTGATCGCTCGCGAAGCCACGCATGCCGAGCGGGCAGCCAGCAAGCCAGAACAGTTCCGCGAAGCGGTGACGTCACTTTACGCGAAACACGTGGAGCTGCTTTCCGAAAAGCTGTCTTGCGTGAAGGATGCACAACCAGCTCTGCGGTCGGCGAAAGCACACCGCGACGAGCTGCTCGCCCTGGCCGGTTCTCCCGCGCTGGCTGCCGACGTCGCATCGCTCACGGCGACGTGGTCGACCGAAACCGAATCGATTGCCAAGGCCCTCTTGGTTTAATCCCTCTTTCTGGAACGCAACATGGCTCCGACGATGCCTCAGCAAATCGAACGACGTCGCTTTAACCTGCCCGTCGAAATCCGCTCCGAGGGTGATAAGACGCCTGGCAAGATCAGCGGTTATTCAGCTCGCTATTTTGATCCCAGCGACCCGAACACGCAGTACAAGCTCTGGGAGGATTGTTTCGAACGCATTCAACCCGGTGCCTTCGATTCCGCGATCAGCCGTGGCGACGACGTGCGGTGTCTATTCAACCACAATCCGGATCTGATCCTTGGCCGGACCACATCCGGAACTTGCACCATCCGCGTCGACGCGAAGGGGCTTTGGTTCGAAGCTGATCTTCCGAACAGTCCTGCCGGACTCACTGTTGCGGAAGCAATTAATCGCAAGGATGTGACCGGTTGTTCGTTCTCGTTCGACGTCATCGCAGCCACTTGGCAAGAGGACGTCGTTGACGGTGAATCGATCTGGTATCGCATCATCACCGACGTGCGGCTGTACGACGTCGGTCCCGTGACGTTTCCCGCGTATGGTGCAACCGACTGCGATATGGCCAGCGCCCGCAGTTCGCTTGATCGCTTCCGATCCTCTCGCCCGATCCCGCACAGCGTGCGTAGCCGCCGT